GAGTTCCCTATAAGGTCAACCGAAAACGATGTTTGAGACAACGGAGTTATTTGAAGCTAATATTACGGCCGAGACTAAAATAATTATCAACCAAGGCGGGACATGGTCTGGCAAAACCTATTCTATTTTGCAGGCGCTTGCCTATTTTGCATTGACAGACCCAAACTCACTAATTACAATCGTTGGGCAGGACATCCCAAATCTTAAAGCGGGAGCGCTTAGAGACTTTCAAAATATCATTTCAGACAATCCAATTGTTGACGCTCAGATAAGCGACTATAATAAATCCGACAGAATATACAAGTTTATTAATGGCTCAATGATTGAGTTCAAATCCTATGACAATTCGCAGGATGCTAAGTCTGGAAAGCGAGACTATTTGTTTTTAAATGAGGCGAATGGTATTGACAGACAGATTGCAAAGCAACTATTGCTTAGAACAAAGAAAAAAGCATTTATTGACTTTAATCCAGACGCAGAGTTCTGGGTGCATGAAGACTATTTGAACAATCCGACCGCAAAGTTTATTTATTCCGACCATAGAAACAATCCCTTTGTCCCGAATGAGAACAGAGCCGAAATTGAGGCGCTTAAAGACATCGACATTGAATTGTGGAAAGTCTATGCGAGAGGAATCACTGGGCGCATTGAGGGGCTTATTTATCGCAATTGGACGATTGGAAATGTATTCCCAGAGGTTGAGTTTGTTTACGGCTTAGACTTTGGTTATAACCATCCAACGACACTGGTCAAATGTGGATGGGACGAAAACAAATTCTATTTGGAAGAGGTCATTTATGAAAGCGGATTGACAACGGCTGACTTAATCGAGAAAATGCAGAAACTAAACATTGGCCAAAAAGAAATATTTGCCGATGCTGCGAGACCAGATACAATCGAGGAACTTTATAGGGCGGGATTTAACGTCTTTAGCGCAGATAAATCGGTCAAAGATGGGATTAACACACTAAAGGCAAAGCCAATTGTTCTGGTTGACTCTCCGAATGGAGTTAAAGAGTTCAAAACCTATAAATGGAAAACAGATAAGAACGGCAAAGCAATTGACGAGCCAGTCAAGTTCAATGATGACTTTTGCGATGCTGCCAGATACGGCATATTTAATGGCACCAAATCCCACACAAAAAAAATATCATGGTTTTAGTTAACATCGACAAAGAATACCAATTCCCTACGCAATTGGACGAAATCACATTGAGGCATTTTATTGACTTGCAAAACTTATTGCATGAGGAAAAATACAACGAAGCGGTTATGCTTATATCTGGAATCAGTCCCGACATTTACGACAAAATAAGTTTAGAGGGAAAATTGGAGTTAACTGGATTGGCTCAGATGTTAGTCAATGGCGAAATACTTATGGTTGGCGAGCGATTAGATTTATACGAAATAATGGCTTGCCCGATTGGACAATTTGAAGACTGGAAAGCAACCATTGCTGAATTTAAGGATTGCGAATGGAAAGCATTGCCATTTTTATGCTTGTTAGAAACTGGCGAGTATAACTACGACACCAGAACAAACAAACGATATTTGGAATATCTAAACTTGCCCGCATCTGTTGCACTTTTTTACCAAAACAAAGTGAATGAGCAATTTGCAGATGTTCACAATAAATTCTTACCTTTGTTTGAAAGCGAATTAGAGGATATTCAATTAGAAGCGGGCGTTCAAAGTCTTAATCAGTTTGGCGGTTATGGCACGTTGGTGCAATTGGCCGATGGGATTTACAAAGACATTGAAGCAGTGAGCAAAACAAGCGTTGCGGAAGCATACACGTTTTTAACTTACAAGAAGATTGAACGAACCTATTTGCAGAACTTAGAAAAATTGAGACGTGAACAAATTAATCGAAATATTCAAGAATAAAGCCGAGCAGACTTACACGTTCGGCAATGGAACGTTTAATGAATTGAACGCCCAGTCGAATATAAAATATCCGCTAATCTGGATGCTATTCCCTTTGAGCGTAACTAATAATTCGACCAATAACATTATTGTGTCGCAGACTTATTCGTTTAACTTGCAATTTATAACATCGGGGTCGCTTAAAGATAAGCAATCCCAAATGAATGGCCATTTCGACCAATTAAATAAAATTATGGTTGGATATATTCAGTCAATGCAAATAGAGAACGAAGATTTAGAGAGGGATGCAATGACATTTGGGCAAGCGACAATGATTAACAAAAAGCAAGATAATGTTCACTATGGGTGGTCGGTTGCCGTATCGGTAACGTTGCCAATTGATTCAAGTTTATGTTGTGATTTATTTGCATGATAGATTTAACAAACACACTGGCTGAATTTAACAAGCTGAATGAGGCGCTTGTAACTGCATTAAACAAAGCGGGGGCATTGTCTGACTCTCATGAAGTTGTTTTGACAACAGAAAATACAAGAAGTCAAGTGTCTATTATGGCAAACGATTATTGGTTTTGGCAAAATGATGGCAGAGGAATCACAAAAAATGGAAACTCTCCGCCATTAGTTAGACCAAAGATTGACGAGTGGGTTAATAAGTTGCCAGATTGGTACGCCAAAAAAAAGGATGGCACACAAGGCAAGAAATTAACAAAGGCAGAGCAAGCGTTTTTGGTTACAAGGAAAATACATAGAGAGGGATATAAGCCGAATTTTTACGTTGACAAAACAATTCCAAATTTTGAAGACGCAATAAATAAAGCGGTATTTGAGGACATACAAAACTATTTTAACAATGAGTTTAACAATTGAAGTTGAGCCGTCAATAAATACGGCCGTTTATAATCCAATTCGATTCGAGTTTAATTCGGATGTTACGTCTGACTATACAATCGGAGGCGAAATTGAGTCGGATTTGGGTCAAGTAAATAATAATGGATATTTGCAATTGGATTTAAGTTCGCCACATGGTTTATTGGTTGGCGATTTTATTAAAGTTTCACAGAATGCAACCATTGACGCTTATAATGGCGTTTGGCTTGTTACCTCTGTCGTTGGCGATAGCTTTACAATCAATGCTCCTTTTGTTGGCGTTGGAACTGGCAATATTTGGTTTTATAAATATCTAAGAAATTACAACGCAGTGATTCGAGTATTCGGATTTAATTATTGCGACAATGGTTTTGAGGAACTTGCAAAACTAACTTTAAAACCAATGTTTGTTTTGGGTTATTGTTATTTCATTATTGATGTGGCTGACATCCTAAAGGATTATAATTCTAAGTGTAATGTTGTTACCGATGTAATATCTGGAGACTTGTTTCCATTGGTATCGCCGCCAATTATTCAAAATAATTTAAAATCATATATTAGATATTACATTTCTTATGCTGAGGGCTTTGACAATCCAGTTGGAAACGAGGCCGAGTATGAAGAGACAGAACCAAGCGACTTATAAGATATGCCAACGAACTATTATACATCCAATGCAGCGTTGCAATATAATGTAACGAATGACATGACAGACTATCTGTTAAATGACACTGGCGTAACTGGCAAGAAGTTTTTAACCGAAGCGCCATTGACTAAGGTAATGCCAGAGAATGAATTGTCTGCGCTCTATTTTATTTGCAATGACACTAATTTTGTTGCATCTGCGCAATATTCTTATTATAATGCAAGCGGAACGCTATTATCACAGACAACAAATCCTTTATATTATTCAAGTTTAACATTATATCACAACGCTATCCCAGTTAACTGGATTGGAGTTAATCCATTGGCCGTTAAAATGAGAGTTCGAATAATTAGAGCAGTGGGCGGAGTGTCAATCACTGAGGAACGTTTTTATATTAGAGACCAGAACGTTTATTGCAACGAAAAACAAGTCAACTGGCTTAACAAGTTAGGCGGATACGATAGTTTTATGTTCACTGCGGGTCAAGAAACTGCAATCAATGTGAGACGTGAGACTCCGATTGAATTTAGCATGGCAACGAATTTTGAGTCGCCAAACAGAATCAATGGCTATCGCTCGCACTCATCTGTTGAGTCGCTAAGTTTAGCAACCAGAGTTGACACCAAAGAAACGGCACAATGGCTAAAAAGAGAATTGATTGACTCAATCGATGTTTACGTTGTTAATGATTTAACTTATGTCCCAGTGAATGTCAAAAATTCGTCTGTGGTTTACGATACATTCTCAAAAGATTTTATTGTGAAGTTCCAATTTGAATATGCGTTTCCAATTAACATCCAAACACGATAAATGGAATATACAGAAATTATAATTGACGATTTATACCAATTGGAATTGGGCGACAAAGCCATTTTAATTCCGACCACTTATGAATTGATTGATATTAAGGACTTAAATAGACGCTCTGGTTCTAAGACTAAAACAATAACTATTCCCAGAACAAAACAGAACGATAAAATATTTGGATTTGCTTTCAATATCAATGCAAAAAACGCTTTTGATAAATACGCACAAAGAAAAATTCGCATCCAAAAGAATAGTCAAATATTATTTAATGGCCTTTGCAGACTTACAGAGGTAACGAATGACACAATTTCGTTTTATGCCTTTGCTGAGTTGAGCAAACTTAAAGATGTATTTGGCGAAAAGATGTTAACCGAATTAAATCTGGATGACTTAGACCATGTTTACAATGAGACAATTGTTGACACATGGAATGGGACTTATCCTGCGGGCGTTCCTGCGGATTACTTTTATCCAGTTATTGATTATGGCCAATTTCAAACATTAGACCCATTAAGTGGGGGCGAAAGTCCGCCAATTAAATTAACAGATTTATATCCTGCGCTATATTTAAAGCGTGCAATTAAACAGATTTGCAATGACAATGGCTATACATTAAGCACCACGTTTTTTGATGACTATAATACAAGCAAGTTATTAATTCCATTTAGCAATGCGCAGTTTATCCATTCAGATGACTTTTTAACAACCAATTTTGGTTTTTATGGCACAAGGGCAAACACTGCCTATTCTGTTTCTGCAACTGGAGACAATATTATTCCATTTCCGATTACAATAAACGATAATCTAAGTCAATGGAGCGTGGATGAGTACACTGCAAATGGAAATCAAAGATTTGAAGTTTTAATAAGCGTTAAATACAAAACGCCGAGCAACACATATCCAGTTGGATGGAATTTTGTTGCCAGTTTAGAGCAATACGACAATTCTTTGGGCGATTGGCGCTCAATTGATTCAAAAACATTTCCAAACAGATTAAATTCTCAATTTGGAATTGATTTTGGTTTGTTTGCAACTGGCTTTATTGCCGACACTGAGAAATTTAGACTAAACATTGTTAGGCCTTTTGCAACTGGAGCATTGGAAATTTATGATTGTAGGTTTATTGTGCGTCCAAAGCAAAGAAATGCAGACGACATTTTGAATATCATTTATGGCGAGACGGCTGAAATTGCACCAAACTTGCCGCCAATAAAGCAAATTGATTTGTTTCAATGGTGCTATAAAATGTTTAATTGGATTGTCTTTGTGAATGATAATACTGGCGTTGTGGAAATTTATACCTATGACCAATACTATCAAAATAATAAACAAAAGGATTTTAGCGAGAAATTAAGTTTAACGCCTGCTCCTATTATTAATTATCAGCCGACAAATTTTTCTCGCAAATATGATTTTAGATATAAGCATGACGATAAGGATTTTTGGAGCATTCGATATGATTTAAAGCAAACATATCAGCAACCTTACAAGTTTGGCGATGGGCAATACTATTTAACGAAGCAAGGAGACGCATCATTGATTGGAGAGGTTGGATTTTGTCCGACTATTATTGAAAAATCTTTTAAAGGGGACTCGCCAAATTATATAAAAATCACAACGATGTTAGATGCGGCCGAGCCAACAATTAAAAACACACAAAAAGAGCCGAGAATTTTAATAAATGGCGGATTGGTTACAATTGAAACTTTGTCCGATGGCATATTCAATCAAATTTACGTTGAGAACATTGGATATGTGGGCAATTTACCATTGTGCTATTTCCAAAAGCAATTATTTAACGAGACTGGGATTGATTCGTATAGTATGAATCTAAGTTTTTCAACGCCAGACATTGTAACGATGACGCAAGGCAATTTAATTGACAGATATTACAAACAAGCAATTGACTCGCTTTCGGTCTCTGCGCAAGTTACTGCATATTTCAAGCTGAGTAGTAAAGATATTACTGAACTGGATTTTTCAGAACTCTGGTATATTTCGTATTTTAGTGCAATTTTTAGACTTAACAGAATCATTGACTACAATCCAAATTCATTAGGTTTAACAAAGGTTGAATTAATAAACGTTGGCGTATTAGAGAGGACACCAGACACATTTGGAGCAATTGAGCCAGTCGAAGATTTTACATATCTAAACACTGAAATATTGCAGGACATAATAAGTGAGAATAATAACGACATAATAATATAATATGGCAAAGAAAAGAATTAGCGAACTGCCTGCGGGCGGCGCATTAAATGGGACAGAGTTAGTTCCTATCGTTCAAACTGGCACAACTAAACGAATCACTGCGCAGGACATTGCAAATTTAGGCAATGCTTCGGGTGTTGAAGGAAGCGGAACGATTAACTATTTAGCAAAGTTTACGGCAACCTCAACGATTGGAAACTCTTTGATATTTGACAATGGAACGAGTGTTGGAATAGGGACGGCAACACCAAGTGCAACTTATAAATTAGATATTGTCGGAAGTGTGAGAGCAACTACAATTGTTAAATTAGGTGGCACATCTGCGGAATACTTAAAGGCAGACGGCTCGGTTTCAACTTTAACAAATCCTATCACAGGCACAGGAACAACTAATTACTTACCAAAATTTACAGGAGCAAGTGCTTTAGGAAATTCAATTGTTAGTGATAATGGAACGAATGTCGGAATCGGTACAAGTTCGCCAAGAGCAAAATTTAGTGTTATTTCAGGAACTGATAATACTGGAGCATTTTTCCCAGCTACTAACGCTTTAATTGTAGGTGCAAATAATAGTTTAACATCTAATTCACCTAATTTAGCAATTAGTTCTAATAGTACTGCGGGGATTGATGTGGGTGCAAGTATTGGATTTGGTGGTTTATTCCTTAGTCCTGGAGATTTGAGAGATTTAGGATTTGGTATGATTAAGGGTGCAAAAGAAACTGCCGATGCTGGAAATGCGCAAGGTTATTTAGCTTTTGGTACTTATGGTAGTGGTGGAATGGCTGAAAGAATGCGTATCACATCAGGTGGTGATGTTCAAATAGGAACAAGTGCAAATGTATCTGCTTTTGGTAGAACATTAACTATAAATGGTGCTATAACAAGAGGACTTTTATTACAAAATAATGGAACTGATAGTGCTTATTTTTATAGCGACCCAAATAATTTAACGCTTGGTTCAAATGCGGGTGGAGTTGCTTTAAATGCGGGTGGTGCTGAAAGAATGCGTATCACTTCTGCGGGTAATGTCGGAATAGGATTAACTGCACCAAGTGAAAAATTAGAAGTTCAAAATGCTGCTGCGGGTGCTAAAATAAAAGTAAGTAATTCGAGCGGTGGTTATGCAACTTTAGAATGTTCATCAAATGCTACATCAGTTGCTCAATTATCATTTACAAATCAATTAACTTTAACAGGCGGTAATGTATTTTTAAGTAATGGTTTAACTGCATCAGGCGAAGTAAGTGCGGTAACTCGTTTTAGATTAAATCCTACAACACAATCTAACCAAATTATCGGAGATGGTACTGCTTCAAATTTAGCAGGTGCAAATAACTTACTATTAAGAAACGATAGTGGTTCTATATTTTTTGCAAGTGGTAGTGCTAATGTTCAAATGCTTTTAAATACAAGCGGAAATCTTCTTTTAGGCACAACCACAGATGCAGGCTTTAAGTTAGATGTAAATGGTACTGCAAGGGTAAGTGGAAACTTTACTGCTACGGGTACAATAGTTGCAGCAGGTGCTGATATTTTAGGTTCAAGTGCTACAAGTGATTACGGAAACTTAACTTTAAGAGGTGGTTACGCAATAACTACGGCTTCTGCTTCTAAAATAGAAATAAGAGGATATGAAGGTGGTGCAGCAACACAAGGGGCATTAATGTTTTATACTAATAATACTGAAAGATTAAGAATTTCACAAGCGGGAGCGGTAACATTTAAAGGTGGTAGTACGCAAAACTCTTTAACTTTGGAAGCGATTAGCGGATATGGGAATGGGTTTTATGTTTTTAATGGGGATGGCGGATTAGGAAATGGATTTGGAATTTATAATTTAACCACATCAACTTTACCCTTTTTTATTGCTAATAATAACGCAGCAACTTTTATCAATTCTGTTAGATTTGGAAACCTTACAACAACACAAATAAACGCTTTAACACCAACGGCGGGAATGACTATATTCAACACAACTTTAGCAACTTTATGTTTTTATGATGGAAGTGGATGGCGAAAAGTTTCACATTCAAATATGTAATTACTATCTTTGAAATATGAACAATGAGGAAATATATGGCATTGTTAGTCAAGGACTAAACATTGCAAATCAAAAAGGATGTTTTAATTTAGATGAATCAGCAACAATTCAACAAGCATTATTTAAACTAAAAGAAATTTTAAATTCAAAAGAGGTAAAAGATGATTCAGTTAAAACCAAGTAGTATCGGAATTTTAGGAACTATTACACAAATTGATGTTTTAGTTTTACCATTCCAGACCAACGCAACAACTTGCTCAACTTATTACAAGTTGTGCGATGCGGATGGCAAACAATTAGCAGAGGGAAACATTGCATTGACAGAAGAGCAATTTGCAAACTGGGGGACAGACAATAGTTATGTTTCTGACATTGTTATTGCTGAATTAAAATTGGAAAAAGAGTAATTTAACGGCGGTCGGGAAACTGGCCGCCATTTAAACAAAGGAAATGGCAGACGAAAAGTCAATAGTTTACAATGTCGATATTCAATTCGGCGAACTCCAGAAAAACCAAGAAGAGATTAAAAAAAGAATTTCTGACTTGCGAGAGGAGCAATCAAAGTTAGACGTTTCAACCAAAGAGAATCAAAAGGCTTTTAGGGATAATAATGCCCAGTTAAAAGCATTAGAGGGTCAATACAAGTTGAACGAAAAATCTATTGGCGATTTATCGAATGCCGAAAAAGCAAACACAGACACAACCAATTTTAATAACAACTCAATAAAACAAAATAGAGAGTTGCTAAAGGAATTGAATGCGGAATATGTTAGAATCCAAAAGCCAACCAAAGAGCAGACCGATAGGCTAAAGAGTTTAACAGATACTTTAAAGGCGCAGGAATCTGCAATTGGAGACAACCGCAGAAATGTCGGTAACTATTCAGATTCATTTAAAGGATTGATTGGTCAATTTCCTGCATTGCAAAATGGATTAACTGGAGTGGGCAATGGATTCAAAGCATTAGCCGCAGGAAACCCATTTAGCTTAATTTTGATGGCAGTTACGCCATTGATTCAATCATTCTTAAAATTAGAGCCAGTAACAAACGCAATAAGCGGAGTATTTGAGGGACTAAGTGCGACAATCACAACGATTGCGTCATCGGTTAAAAACTTTTTTGATTTGGTAAGTTCTGGCGGGGGTTTATTTGATTCCTTTTCAAATGCTTTTGGCGGTTTAGGTTCTAAGATAGGCGAAGCGGCCGCAGAGGGTTACAATTTAGTTCAAGCATTGGACGATTTAGAAGACGCACAACGTGCAAATCAAGCATCTATTGCACAAACAAACAGAGACGTTGCTATCTTAATCGCACAAAGTAAAGATAGGACTAAGACAGAGCGAGAGAGAATTGCATTTTTAGAAGAGGCAAACAGATTAGAAGAGGCACAACTAAAAAAGGACGAACAATTAGCAAACAGAAACGTTGCAATTGCAGCCAAAGCATTATCGACCGCAATTAAAACCAATCAAGACAGAGATACCGCAGAGCAAAGATTGGCAGATGCTCAACAAAAGCGATTTGAAATACAACAAGCTGCGGGAGTTCAAACAGAAAAAAACCAAGGTCGTATAAATGGATTGATTGAGGGCGAAACAACTATTCGAGAAAAGCAAAAAGAAAAGGAAAAAAAGAATTTAGAAGATAGGGTAAAAGAGTTAGAAAAATTTACTGCCAAAGTTAGGGCGCAATTATCTGAAGAGCAGAAATTGAGAGTTGACGCATTTAACAACGACAAGGTAATAAACGATTTAAACAGAGCGCAATTTGAGGCCAATTTAAAACAAAAGTTTGCAAATGGGTTAATGACTCAAAAGGAATATAATGAGGCTTTAAAACAATCCCAAATTGATAAAAACAATGAGGAAATTGCTCGACTTGAGGAATATAATGGAATCACTGGAGCATATGATGACCAAATCACTGCGTTAAAAATTGCCAATCAAAATTTGGTTACTGACAATAAGATTAAAAACGATGAGGAGCAAAAGCAATTAGATGAGGAAAAATATATCTATGAATTGGAACTTGCCGAAACTGAAGCAACAACAATAGAGGAACGAAGTGCTGCGCAAATTGCTATTTTGCAAAACAAAAATGCTTTAATCTTAGCCGATACAAAGAAAACAGAAGAGCAAAAGAAAGCAGAAATTGCAAAGAATAACGCTGCGATTGTTAAGATTGAAGACGAGGCTGGCAAAGCAAGGATTGCAAATGCTTTGGCAGTGGCAAACGTTTTGCAAGCAGCATCACAATTAATTGGAGAGAATACACAAGAGGGCAAACTTTTAGCAATAGCATCGACATTAATTAGCACATATGCAGCCGCACAACAAGCATACCAAGCCTTGGCATTTGCGGGGCCAGTTGCGTCCGCAGTTGCGGCAAGTGTTGCGGTATTGCAAGGTTTAAAAAGAGTGAGAGAAATTGAAAGCGTGCCAGTTCCAAAGTTTGCAGATGGCGGATTGGTTGAGGGATATGCAAATGGCGGTTTATCTGGCACCAGAATTTCCGCAGGAATGGGAATACCTATTCGCAGAAGTAATGGCGATAATATGTTAGCAACAATTAAAACTGGCGAGGTAATATTAAACCAAAGACAACAGAATGCTTTAGGCGGCTCAAATACATTTAAACGCATTGGAGTCCCTGGATTTGCTAACGGCGGAATGATTCCACCAGATTCAGCAATTGATAGCAGCGTAAACATTGTCGAGGCATTGAGAGGCTTACAACTTGTTGTGAGTGCAACCGAAATAACAGAAGTTCAAAACAGACTTAAAGTCATAGAAACAACGACATCACTATAATGGCAAAGGCAAAAGCAACGGCGCAGAAAATAAAAGTAAATTTCGGTAAACGAAAGACTGGCAGAGCAGCTAAAGCAAAAAATAAACAAGTTAAAAAATACAGAGGACAAGGCAAATGAACATTGAACGTGAATTTTACACCAGAATTGACACCACTTTTGGCGATTGCAATAATGTGGCCTATCATTTAGCCGAGAAATGTGCGCTAACAACTGGCGACATGGAG